CTTAGTGCGACACCACCGCTCATTATAGAAAAAGGTATCTCTTGTTCTGCTACTAACTCAGGGTCACAATAATCGTTATCCCATACTGCCCAACAGTTTAATATAATTTGATTTGGTCTAGCGTATTGTTTAACCCCCTTTTTGTTTACCCAACTTTTTGTATGTTCTAATATTAATTGTTGCACTGCATCTTGTAAGTAATCTTCGTTTGTATCTATTATAATGTTATCCATGTTTAATCCTTATTATTGTGTGTGTGTACAGTCATTATGGTTTAATGCAACACAAATGACTATATAGTTATAGTTATAGTGCATATTTAGTAAACTTATAATGGGTAGGTGTTATGATGTTGTAGATAGAAATACCTTGTGAGGGTCATTTATAGACATTTTCTTTTCCCCACACAGAAATTTCCCCAGTAATATTTATGATAATTATGATGAACGAAATAATCATAAGCCTAAGTTATACCAAGAGCCACAGGCATTTTGGTTTACCCTCAGAAATGTACAAAAATATTATATAGGGGGTGGGGGGGTATATTTTGGTTTTCAGTATTAGTAGTATCACTCCCAAATACAAAATAGGGGAATTTGAAAAGGTTGCCCCCCAAACTTTTATGACGAAAGGAACGAAAGGGGTCAAAGAAACTTCTTGACTTTTACTAAAAAAAATGATATAATCAAGCCTTATTAAAGTGGCTTAAGATATAAAGTAAATACCACCTACCTAAGGAGGGCAAACCTTCTAGGATTCATTAAAACCTTAAGAATACCAAATATAACTTTAACATTAAATGATACAAAGGGCGACCTGTGCTTAACTTAATTACACCACTTGTAGGATTAGCTTCTACTTTCGTTAAAGGAAAGGTAGAACAGTCTAAGGCTAAACAAGAAGCCAAACTGGTTGAAGTTAAAGCTGATGCTGAGATTAAAAGAAAAGTAGCTAATGGTGAGATGGAATGGAATAACACTATGGCTAAAGCATCAGCTTCTTCGTGGAAAGACGAGTGGTTGACTATCCTAGTATCAATACCACTTATCCTAGCCTTTACAGGTAACGAAGACATAGTAATGAGAGGTTTCACAGCCCTAGAAGCTATGCCTGATTTCTATAAGACAGCAGTTGGTATTGTATTCGCTGCTTCATTCGGTGTTCAATCCCTAACTAAGATGATGAAGAAGTGACGGAAGTTAAAAGAAAAGCTGGTAGACCTAAGAAGTCTTTAGTCCAATCTAAAAAAGAAGGCAACAGGAACAAAGTTGGCAGACCTAAAGGTGATGCTGATGCTATCAAAGAATATAAAGCTAGGTTACTCGCCTCCCCTAAATCTCGTAGGGTTTTAGACAGTATTCTTAATGCTGCTTTAGATGATGACCATAAGAACCAAGCAGCAGCATGGAAGTTACTAGTAGATAGGTTAATGCCTCTATCGTACTTTGAAAAAAGCCAGATGGGTGGTGGTAGGTCAGCAGTAAACATAACCATTACTGGTGTAGGTGGTGAGGTAACCCCTATAGGTGGAGAGGTAATAGAACATAATGAATAACAACTATAACATCTTTTGGGGTATTATTTTCGTATACCTCTTAGGTTTATTTCTTTGTGTGATGATACCTAGTGAAGCCAATGCAGTAACAGAAGTAAATACTACAACTAACTCTGAATCAGATGTTAAATCAAAAGGTAGAACAGTAGTTATATCCCCACCACCCTCTGCTATTAGTCCTTCTATTGGTGGTTCTTCGTCTGATATATGTACATCAGGGGTCAGTGGAGCAATACAAACACAAATCTTAGGTGTGTCTACAGGTGAAACAGTACGAGATGAGAACTGTGAACGATTAAAAATTTCTAAGACTTTATACGATATGGGTATGAAGGTAGCAGCAGTATCAGTTTTATGTCAAGACAGAAGAGTCTATGATGCAATGGGTATGGCAGGAACTCCTTGTCCGTTCTTAGGTGAGATAGGTACAGCAGCAGCTAAGAAGTGGGTAGCTAATCCTGAGTTAATACCAAAACCCATAATATTGGAAACAAAACAAGATGTCAGAGAGCGTCAAGGTTGGATTGCTAGCGGTATTGTTACTCTCGCTATGCTCCTATTCTTACTGTAATGAGGTCAAGCTAACTAGCCCTAATCAGACTACTGTATCTGATGACCACTATGCAGAAGTACCCTTACAGTTTGTGTTTCCTTTTTATGGTGAAGAGTTTGAAACCTCTTATATGTTTACGAATGGTGTAGTTGGTTTTCGTAATCCAGAAGATAGTCAAGTAGAAAGCCATTGGTGCTGTGATGGTCTTGACTTGGTTAAAATGTCTGAAGATGGCACTGATATTAGTAGGTATGGCTATGCTATAGCCCCATTATGGACAGACTTAATAGACTTAGAACAAGGAAACAGTGGGTTATTTACAGAAGGTGATACCTCACAACAAACTTACAGGTGGAAAAACCTAGCAGAATTCTATGATGCTACTAGATTAAACACCTTTGAGCTACAGATTAAGAAAGATGGTACTTATATTGTAGATTACACTGCTGTAAACATACAAGACCATACAATAAGTACAGGAGAAGCAGGAAACTTAGCAAAGGGTGTGTCAGAAGGAGTACAAGAAGCCTACTATCCTAATGGATATGAGGGAGTACCTAGTACATTTGGTAACTTAAACCTAGCTTTTTGTGATTCTAATGCGTTATATGACCCATCTTGCCCTAATTATGCAGAGGCTTACGCAGAATTCTTGTACACAGAGGCTTGTAATGCTGATGCTACTTATGACCCAGAGTGTACAGGGTACGCTAAAGCGTATTTAGAACAACAGTGTATGTATAACCCACAGTATGACAAGACTTGTGCTGGTTATGTAGACAGAGAAGAAAGAAAAGTAACAGAAGAAAAACCAGAACCTATTAAGATTGAAGGTGAGAATCCTATTAGTGAAGTGCTAGAGCAACCAGACTTAATTACTGACTTTGCTGGTACAACTGGTTACCAAATAGAGGGTATGCCAAGTGCCTCTGCCCCAGTTATTGAACCAAGAAGAGAGGAAGTTGTAAATAATGTTGAACCTCGTGAATTGGAACAGAGGGAAATGGAAGAACCAAGTATGGGAGAGGAATCTTTCTCGGAGATTGTCCAGAGAGAAAGAGAGCTTGAGGAAAGAGAAGAACCAAGAGAGGAACGAGAAGAGCCAAAAGAGGAAGTAGAAGTTGTTGAGGAAAGGGAGAAGCCTGTTAATGAACAAAATGATAGAAAGCAGGAGCAACCGATTGAGAAGACAGTTGCTAACGAACAAGCTCCGAAAAAGGCTGAGAAAAAACAAGTCCTTACAAAGAATGATAAGCTCAAAGCCCTAGTATCAAAAAGAGCAGTAAGTTTAACTAAAAAAGTAGAGGGTGCAGTTACCCTAGAACAACAGATTGTAGTACAGCAACAGTTAATGTCACTTATTTCGTTTGTACCTGACTTTAACTATGCTGAACAAGAGATGAAAGACTTAGCTAGTTTCTACCCTAGTAAAGATAATGTAGATAATGCTTTTGCTAGATGGTTTGTAAACGATAAAAACTTTATAAGGTTAGAAGACTTACAATATCCACAAAGGAATACACAATGGCAGAGATAGAATATCAAGGAATCAAAGTAGGTGGCAGTAAACTACTACTTATCGTACCCTTAGTTACAAGTATTGTAGGTGGTTTGTGGGGTGGGTTTGAGTTTTACAAAGATTACACAGATATGAAAGCACAGATTATGAGTTATGTTGCACCAGACCTAAGTGGTATTAAGCAACAAGTAGCAGTGTTTCAAGCAGAGAACCTTACTATTCGTCAGACTATGGAACAACAAGTAAAGATTATAGAAAAGCTATCTACTGATATGTACAAGATAGAAGAACGAATAGATAAGAAAATAACTAAAGCCTTAGAAAATCCGTTGAACTATTAATGACTGATTTAGCTATATCGTTACTACCTTGGCAACAACAGGTCTGGGATAGTGAAGCAAGATTTAAAGTAGTAGCTGCTGGTAGACGAACAGGTAAGTCTAGGTTAGCTGCTTACTTACTAATTGTTAATGCCTTACAGGCTAAACAAGGACAAGTCTTTTATGTTGCACCTACACAGGGGCAAGCAAGAGATATTATGTGGCAAGTGTTACTAGAGGCAGGACACCCAGTAATTAAATCTAGTCACATAAACAACTTACAAATTACATTGATTAACGGAACTATTATTTCGTTAAAGGGTGCAGACAGACCAGAAACAATGCGTGGTGTATCTCTGAAGTTCCTAGTAATGGACGAGTATGCTGACATGAAACCAGAGGTCTGGGAACAAATACTTAGACCTGCACTAACAGACCAGAAGGGTACTGCATTATTTATTGGTACACCAATGGGAAGAAACCATTTTTATGATTTATACCAACTAGCAAACTTAGAGGAACATGATACTTATGAGGCTTGGCACTTTACATCTTACGATAACCCTATTCTGGATAAAGATGAAATCAATATGGCAAAAGAATCAATGTCGTCTTTTGCGTTTAGGCAGGAGTATATGGCGAGTTTTGAAGCTCAAGGCTCTGATATATTTAAAGAAGAATGGGTACAAATGTCTGATGAAGAACCCGATATTGGCGACTACTACATTGCCATTGATATGGCAGGATTTGAAGAAGCTGGTAAGAAAAAGAAAACAAGACTAGACAACACAGCTATCTCTGTTGTTAAAGTAAACGAAGATGGTTGGTGGGTTTCTGAAGTTATCTATGGTAGGTGGACATTTGAAGAAACTGCTGAAGTTATATTTGATGTAGTAGAAGAGTACGAACCAGTAGCAGTAGGTATAGAGAAAGGTATATCTAAACAAGCAATTATGTCACCACTATCAGACATGATGAGAAAACGAGGAAACTTTTTTAATATACAAGAGTTATCTCATGGTAACAAAAATAAAGTTGACAGGATAGTAGCAGCATTACAAGGAAGGTTTGAACATGGTGCTATTAAACTTAATGAAGGAGATTGGAACCTTGAGTTCCTTGACGAGTTGTTTCAGTTTCCTAACCCACAGGTACATGATGACTTGATTGATTCATTAGCCTACATAGACCAACTTGCTAAAGTAACTTATTACTATGACTTTGAGCAAGATGAATATGAAATATTAGACGAAGTAGCAGGATACTAAAATATGAAAGATGAAGATTATAGTGAAAATTCTACAGTAGAAAGTTGGGTAATGAGTAAGTGCGACCAATGGCGAGACCATTACAATACAAACTATCAAGAAAGGTTTGATGAGTATTATCGTACTTGGCGAGGGATATGGGATAAGAATGATTCTATGCGTGAGTCAGAGCGTTCTAGGCTTATTGCTCCTGCTACACAACAAGCAGTAGAGTCTTCTGTAGCTGAGATTGAAGAAGCAACCTTTGGTCGTGGTGCTTTCTTTGATATTAAAGATGATATTCAAGACAGTAATCCTGCTGATGTTGAAATACTTAAAACACAACTAACAGAAGATATGCACTTCAGTAAAGCTAGAAGCTCTATTGGGGAGTGTCTAATTAATGCTGCTGTGTTTGGTACTGGTATAGGAGAACTTGTCTTAGATGAAGTTCAGGAGCTTACAGCAGCTACTCAACCTACACTTGAAGGACAGATGACAGCAGTAGGTGTAAACAAGCGTGAAAGAATGATTGTTAGGCTAGACCCAATCATGCCACAAAACTTTTTAATTGACCCACTAGCAACCAATGTAGAAGATGCTGTAGGTGTAGCTGTTGATAAAATGGTTCCACACCATCAAGTACAACAAGGTATTGACTCTGGTATTTATCGTGATGTAGAAATTGGTAGAGTTCAATCTGAATCAGAGATAGAAGATGCTAGTAAGATTGTCTATGGTCACAATGATGACATGGTACGCTTAACTAAATACTATGGCTTAGTACCTACAGACTTATTAAAGAATCAAGAGCTAGATGAAAACGAAGAACTACAAGACATGGTTGACCT